GCTAGGAGCAGCCTCTGCGAGATGGAATATTTCTATCCCAGTCGCTTGCTCCTAGCCCGGAGAGAACTTTCTCTCCAAGTTTACAGTACCCCAAAGCCGATTTACATCGGAGAAGGGATAACTGTGCCCTAGAACAAACTAGGGGATCATCGCCATCGCGACTACACGACAGGAACGCAGGTTTTGCAACCTGCGCTTCTCTTACACACTGAGCATGGCTGCTTCGATGCAGCCATCCATTTATGTGTAAGCCGCGTAGTATCGCGACGTGTATACCGACTAACAGAGAAAGCTTGCTTTTCGTCCAAAGACGAATCGCTTGCTTTTCTGCCATGAAACCGATCAGGAGGTGATGAGCCTTCGGTAAAAAACCGAAGGAGCATCGACCACCCGTCGATCGTTTTACATAAGGCAGGGCTAATAACGTCTCGTACTTTCCATTCCTTCCTTTGAAGGGCAGGATTGTAACGATAGACGTTAGGTCGCCATTCCTCTGGTACGTCGTCGAGGCTAGGACAGGTTAAACCCATGTCAGTAGCCGGTATTCTGCCGTAAATACGGCATAGGGCCCCCATGATCAAGTCATAGGTGACGAAGTACTGCTTACGCCTAAGTGAATTAGCATATGCTATCCACGAGGTATAAACAGTAGGCGATGGGGTAGATGACCAGACTGTCCGCAAACGGACAGGAGTGACGTTGACGCCTTGGAAGGCGTCGGTGCCACATGATTCTCTAAAGAATCCACTGGTGCAGCTCTTATCACGGTTTACAAGTAAACCAAATGATTCGAGCCTATTCATTGCGTCTTCAGCAAAAGCTGTTGGAACAATGACATCATCCCCGTATACTAAGATACTCTCACGAGTATCTTCGTCGGGAGCTGCGGCGGTTAAGATGGCCCAAATAGTTAGTGCCAATATAGGGAAGCATAAACTGCTACCCATTGGCGCAAACTTTTTGAGTTTTAAAACATCTCCTCCGGGCAGCTCAGTCGCAGAAGACCTACAACTCTCTAAAGCACTAAGGAGTGGTTCAGGGAAGAGTAGGCGAACTAAACTAAGTGATATGCGATCAGAGGCCTCTTTCAGGTCTAGGGTCACATACGAACCAGTTTTTGAGCCCAAAAGAGCTCCACACTGATTCGGTACTTGGTCGGTAAAATGTATGTTCCACTTCGTGTGGTTACATGCTTCTACCCAGTCAACTATGGCGCGTCCTAGCCCTTGCTGAATCCATTGATAATCAACGGGTTCGCAAGAAATAAGACGAGGGCCTCGCGAGTCCTTAGGCACGAGTACAACTCGTGCAGGAAGGTCTCTACTAGTAACAGTCTGAAGAGACTGTAACCGGTCACCAACGTGTCCAAGAGATGAATAAAAATATTCATCCAGAGGGTACGTTTTCGTGATGTTCTCACTGACATTAGTCCATTGGAACTTCTCCCAGAGTACTTGCTTGGTAGCAACTGCTCCGGGGCCGTGCCGTGGAATAATGTTCATGGGATCGAACGAAGAAAAGACTCTTGATAAAAGAATCTTTGCTTCGCGTGCGACTGCCATTACAGGAGACGTTGACAATATATGCCGACGCCTACTGTGTATAGCAGTATCGGAATTAAGGTCACCTCGGAGTTTCTCCAAAGTTCCCTCAACTGTTGACAAGTCCTGCTCAGTTTTTATAAACTTTGCAACGACTTCGTTCTCTAGTTCTGCGGAATAGGGCAGCTCGTACTTGTAAAACAAGTACAAAATCTGCCTTATAGCTCCGACGGCTTGAGAGTTCGGATGCGGAAGGAGTGCACCATCTAGCTGGAAGACTAAACTGAAA